GTTTCTGTTTTATACACATGGTCTTGTATCAAATCAAAAGTCAAAGCACTTGGATACGTACTGAGAGGAGAGGAGAATAACAAGTAGGATTGATCTAAACCAGCGGTATCAGTAATATCAAAGTAACCCTCGACATCCATAACACGAGTAATAGATTGAGTACCTGTTAAAGTACCTGTTAGGTTTATGCGATTGCTATCTGCTACAGCATCAGTTCTAGTAGCATAAAGAGCATAAGACAAACCACTAAGAAATCTTATGTAGTAAAACGCACCATCAGTTAATCCACCAATTGGAGCATTTCCATTTGCGTTGTATCTCCACCTTTCACCATTGGCAAATCCTGCATATCCTGAGCCGAAAGAAGATGCGATTGTTATGAAATCGGAAGCAATGGTTATGGAAGAAATATTTCTTGTTTGTCCGGTATCTGTTGGAATGTTGTACTTTGTGACAACAAATTCCCCAGGTGTGATATTTGTAAATGTTCCGGGATTAACAGCATTCAAATCTGCTAAAACATTCGTTACAAACGTAGGTAGAGTAACATTCCTATTGCGAGAAACATTTCCGGTATATGTGGCATCATTTGCCTTAATTAATATCTCATTTCCTGCAAGTATTGTCCCAGTATAGTTTCCACTTGTGGCTACATTTACTCTATATGTTTTTGTTTGAGCAGTTATGTTTGGAATGCTAATACTTTCAGCAGTTCCTTTTATTAAATAAGCCGATCCGTCTGTATTATTACTATCGATGTCACGATGGCGAATATTTAAAGCATCGGTATAATTACCCCTATTAATATACCGAACGTCTGTGTTTTGGTCTATTGCACCTAATGGAGTTACTCTTACCTGTGCCATTAAATATTTCCTAACTTTTGAGTTTGATATTCTCGTTGGTAGTTTTGCATAACTGCAACGCCAAAGTCTTTGATGTATCTACGAGTATACTTCCATCCGATATAAGCAACAAGCATACGTTCCCACTCATCAGGAACTATGGGATTGCCTTTATCATCTGTTCTGAGACCCAAGTACACCACATTAATTTTAGTTCCATCACCAATAGCAATGCCGCTGTCAAAAATAATGGTATCGCCTTGTATTGTGTAGTCTACATCCTCGCAAAACTTTTCGTTAGCAGGACAAAGATAAATTCCTTTGATTTTACTCCATCCCGATGGAAGAGTAGCCTTTCTGTCGGTAACCTCTAAACTTTCCATCTTCTCAATCAATTTCTTGACTGTCTTATGGGATTTAATTGCCTGATGAATCAATACCTCAAACCACAGAGCGTTATTCTCATATGAAGTATTCAACTCTTCAGAAGCAGCTGCTATAACGTCTTCAATAATCATTATCTAGGTATTTCAGTCATCGTGCTGTTTCCGGGTTCAACAGGACGAGAAGTTTTACGAATCAAATCTTGAGTAATCATATCTACGATATCTTTCTTAAGATTTGCATCTACAGGGTAATGGTCCGTATCCTTATTGAAGTTTGGAATAGTTGTGGGATTATTGAATATACCACGAACCATAACGTACTCCAACTTAGGATTGTTATAGAAACTCAAAAGCATTCTCCCCTGTTCTAAGTGTTTATAGTCCCACATAACCTCGGTCTTGTGGCGAAACACGGAATGCCTTGTAAGGGTGGTGAAACCTTTTCTCAAGCGAGGAAACGGCTTAAAGCCATTAACGTGCCCAACATAAACAAAACCATCGTTCTGTCCATCGAAACTAGTTACGTTGGGACATTCAAAAGTAACAATGTCACAATCTTTATCTCTGTCTACAAAAGACAAATCAAGTGTTTGTACCCAGGCATCGTTTATAAATTTGCCGAGTTTCACAACATAGTTTGTGATGATAGTAGAGCGTGCAGAATGAATCTTTGCCTCAAGATACTCGCTGTCAAGTCTTGAGTCATTATAGCCCATTCCGCTATTCAAATCATTTCTGATTTCTTCAACTATTTCTTTCAGTAGAATCATTAGGGATTTTCAATTATATCTTGCTGAGCCATTTGACGAGTGAGTTGATCTTTCGTCTGAGTCCCAAAATTAAGCACGCACTCATCCATAAGACGATAAAGGAATTTACTAGAATAGTAGTCTTCCAATGTCGTAGTTGTATTCGCAACGTCAATATCAAGAGGTGGTGTTCGAACATAGTCAATACTTACATTCGCAAGATTTGTACTAGGCGTAATCTTAAATGATTCTGGTGTACTTGTTCCATCGCTTTGGGCCTCAAATCTCGGAGTAATCATATCAGCTTTGTGAAAAGGACTACCCTTTCTATCTGATTGCATTTGTCTGATTTGTTTATTTACTAATTGATAATAAGTACCTGTTGTCAAACCTGTAGTACCCAAATCAAAAGTATCGCCTTTCACCTTACGAACAGTATATGTAGTTGCTCCTGATTTAACACTCTGACCTTTACGCAAAGTGTGGTTCGGAGATGTAATAGTCGTTCCGCTAACAGCAGTAACCGTAAATGGCATTTCCCAATTACCTTCTAAATACATAATGTGCATATAGTTTGGCAAAAGGGTGCTAATCTTTATAACCCCTGCAACAGGTGTAACAGTTGCTCCTTTAATTAAAACAGAGAACATTTCATCCGCTTCTCTTTCTGCTGATTGAGAACGCCAGAACTTATCTACCATACGGTACATAGACTCCTTTATCAAGGAATTAGCCTTGGTATTGTCTAGATAAGCAGAGTATGCTTTGTCTATTTTCTGTTGGAGGTATGACCAAAATTGTGCACCAGTCATTAATCAAAGATACAAAATTTTGAATAAAATAAAAAGTGGGGCTTTTGACCCCACTCTATTTAATCAATTAACTATAATTCGTTTTCAGGCTCTTCAGGTTCTTTGCGAACATTTTTACCTGCTCGTTTCTTCTCGGTTGCACTACTTAAGGGAAGCACATCCAAAATCTCTTTGGGTAAGTCCAAAGAATCTATCAATTCAATTCCGGCCAATTCATCACTATCGTACTTATCAACCTCAGGTTTGATATAATTTTCAAACATATCGCCATCAGCCAAAATCAAAGAGACAACAGCATCGATAGTCGTACCTGCATTTTTACCTGCGATTTTGTACACAGAGCCCTCTTTCTTAACGATTCCATACTGAACAGCCTTGTTAGCATAAATAGTCGCTACACGCTCAGCAGAACGGATTTGCAAATAATTCAAAACGAATTGACTTTTTGCAATTGCAATACCACTCAAGGTCAAACCAATCAAATGCAAGTAAATCTCTTTAGGAGACATACCACGAGGATCTGAGCCCAAAGCAAAAGCCAAGTCAAAACGCTCCTTGTTAGTCATAGAACTAACTTGAGAAACACAGGACAATTTGTTCAACAAAGCATCATATTCAACTCTTACTCTTTCTTCTTTGATTTCAAAAACAAACTGCTCAGAAACCAAATTAGGATTGGTGTAACCTTCTGTTTTCACCAAAGGATGATTTTTCCAAAAATCAATAATGGCCTTATCTTGGAAATCTTCTTGGTCGAAAGACAACGTCAAAGGATATCCTGCTTCAAAAGTGTATTGAAACACTCTTTCTTTTTCATCTAAGGAAGTAACTACTTTCTTTCCGGTGTGCAACAAAAATAACTCTTTGTCGTTTTTCTTGTCACGATAAGAACCCACGATGGATATATTTCCACGAGTTCTCTGAGGGATTAGTTGGGCTTTGATTCTCATAATAATTTTTACAAATATAAATTATTTTACCAGCAAAAACAAAAAAGAAGGGCCAGGAAAATTCCCGACCCTCTTTCAATGGGGGCTTAGTTAGATTATCTGTACACTAAGAAGCCTTGCAATAGACCCAACAAAGTTGAGTTGTTTGCAGCACTATTAACGTACCAGATATGTTTTTCCTTAACGGTTCCACCTAAAGCAGCTCTAGACTCAACTTCATAATCATAAGAGATTACGTTGTAAGTCTGACCGCTTACAGGAATTCCATTTCCCTCATCAACGGTAGGGAACAAACCGCTAGCAATCAAGTTAGCACCAATACCAACAGCAATAGAACCAGCAGTTGTAACAGCCTGAGTCATCAACTGACCAATACCTACGCTAAAGATTGGGAATCCAGCCTTAGCAGTAATGATGATAGTAGTTGTACCAGTAACGGCTACACGCTGAGACCAATAAGGATGGTTATTGATAGCGGCACGGAAAGCATCTCCAATAGTGGTAGCAGTAGCACCAGCAGCAGTAGTGTGAACAAACACAGTTTGAACCTCATTAGGCAAGTTGTTTGTAGAAACTTGACCTTTTTCTGCACTCAAAGTGATACGATAATCAGTTGAGTTAGCAGCGGTTGGTGTAACTGTGATTACACGCAAAACTTCAGCAGCACCTGCCTGATAAAGACCACCGCTAATATCAGAGATACGAACAGGGAAGTTTTCAAGCACAGCAGGAACGATATTAGTTACGTTTGAATCAGCAAGATCAAACTTCAAATATCCACCTACGTTGGCAACATCACCAGCAGCAGTAGCACTACCAGCAGCACCAAGAACGAATTGTTTTACAGCAACAGACATTTTTGTAAATAATTAATTAGATTGCAAATTCAATCAGACCCATTTTGTCTGCAACACAATACAAACCACAATCTGACAAGATGTGGAAGTCAACTCCGTCAACGTCACTTGTTCCAAGAGAAGCCATAGTTCCTCCAGACAAGGTAGCTTTAATAGTTGAAGGATCGCTGTTTTCAAGACCAATCATACCAGGAACGTAGTTGGCAAGCAACTCATCTTGGTTAAAGTGGTACTTCTGAAGAGCAGCAATATTTCCAGAACCATCAGCAGCAGGGATAGGAGTCAAATCTACGAAGTAGATAGAGTTACTCATACGAGGCTTACCATTGATTGCAGAAAGTTCACCACGGAACATTTCGTCATCCAATAACGCCCAACGAACGAATTCAATCTCCAAACCGGCATAAGCATACTTCATCACGTTCAAACCAGTTACAGCAGTTCCACCTAAGGTGTTAGCAGTACCAGCATACTTGATGTAGTCACCCAAAATAGTTTGCAAACGAGCCAAAGCAGCAGAACCCATCAAAGCAACAAGTTTACGTCCACCTTCAGCAGATACACGAACCATTTGCTCCAAGAAGTCGTTGAACACAGTCTGAGACAACTCAGAAGTCAAAGACAAGTAACTACCACCATTGTTGATGATTGACCAACGAAGACCACCAGTAGTGAAGTATTCACCATTAGGGCCTTGCTTTATAGCACGCTCAGAGAAAGCATATTTATACTCCAACTGCTTAGCGAAAGCTTTCAAAGTCAAATCATCATATGATCTCCACCAGAAATCGCCATTCCACTTCACGAAAGAAGCAGTACGATCTCTACGAGATTGATGAGAACTTTCACGAGTTACCGCAGTCAAAGCGAAGTCGGTATCAGGTGTGTAGTTCAAGGTAGTCTTACCAAAAGAACTGCGGTTAGCAGAAGCATCGAAGAAACGCTTAGCTTGTTGGTTCACCAAGAAGTGAGTACCAGCAGTCAAAGCAGCAGTTGTGTGAGGAGCAACTAAAATTTTGCTTCCTACAACATCAACGTCAGTAACTAACGCTTGGATTAAATTTCCGTCAGCAACGATGTCACCAACACGGAATTTAGTAGCATCTTGTACAGGTACAGACATCAAAGAAGTACCAGTAATAGCAGAACCATTTGCAGTAATTTTAGAGTAAACACCCAAGTTTCCTAAAGAAGAAATTTCTACTTTCGCCTGTGGAGTTGAAATAGAAGAAGCCAATTTAGAAGTCAACTGGGTCAAGACGTTATAGCCGAAGTCTTGGCTATAAACCATTGCCATTTTGTTGGGCAATGAAAGTCCTTTAAGCAATAGTGATTGACTTAAGGGAAGATTCGAAATAGTTGCCATTTAGTTTTTTGTAGTTTTTTTTGTTTTCCCTTTAACCTGGGAACAGGGTATTAAAGGCATCTTGTACAGCCTCAAGTCCAGAGCCAACTGCTCTACCGCCACCAGTCATGTTTTTGGAAGGATTAGTTACCTCTTTGATAACCTGTTCTCTACCTTCATTTTTGGCTTTGGTAATGTTAGCTTTCACTAAATCTTTTCCGTATTTAAGCCATACAGCCACGGAATAGATTTTTTCAATGTCAAAACTTCCGTCCTCTTTTGTCAATCTAAACTCCTTGTCAATATAGTTTTTCAAATCCTTGGACATTTCGTCTGTGATTTTTAAACCATACAACTCTTTGTTGGCGATTTCCTTAGAGAAACTTTCCATCTCTTCATTGTATTTTGCAGCAACAGCCCTCTGATATTCTTCAGCTTGCTGATTAGAACCCATTAACTGTTTCAGTTTGTTGGAGTTCTTTTCTTCAAACTTCTGTTTAAAAGACTCGGCCCATTGTTTCTTTTGAAAAATCGAAGCAGTTTCAAACTCGCTGACAGCTTGTTCGTACTCATCTTCGCTAAGTTGCATAAACTCTTTCAAACCTTCTTTGACCAATTTATCATCGCTCCAAGATTGTACATCTGAAACTTGATATTCTTTTACAAAGTCAGCAAGAGTTTTGCCACTCTTTTTGTATTCCATTATTAACTTCAAGTCATCATCCATATCAAAGGATGGTTCTTGAGTTTCTTTTTTTGCTTCAGCAGGTTTTGGTTCTGCTGGTTCATCATCCCACCACTCTTTTTTATCTACAGTTACACTATCCGTAATTTGGTCGTTAACCTGATTGGTTTTTTGTACAGGGTCAACCGGAGCAGGATCAGCAGGTTTTGGGTCTGCTGGTGGGTCTATTGGAGACGGATCTATTGGTGCAGGATCCGCAGGAGGGTTCTGATTTCTTAACTGATCAGCAATTTCGCTCAAAAATGATTCGCTCATATTTTTATCGAATTTAGTATATTTTAAACAAATTTACAAATTTTATTTTACATTTCTGCTTCTGCAAGCATTCCATCTTCTGCTGAAGCCTCTTCAGACAATGCTGCTTGCATACCAGTTTGAGCCAACTTTCCTTGTACGTCCATCTGCTTTCTAAAGTTTGCACCTTCCTCTTTCATTTGTGCCATTCCTTGCTGTTGAGCCATTGCTTGTTCTTGCTGAGCTTGTTGCATCATCATCATCATTTGCTGTTGTTTCTCGGCATCACGTTTTTTCTTATTCAAAGTGTACTCCAACTGATTCTCAAGTTCGGTATAAGTTTTGCACTTTTCAATTTGAATGTACTCCAAGAAATCAATAACCTGATTCTGCATTGCAGCCTGAGCAATACCAATCAATCTTTCACGAGAAGCATCATCGATAAAGTCTTTCACTTTGATGTATACGCCAAGTTCTTCCATTTGGAATTCTTTAGTTACCTTCAAATACTCTTTACCTTTTGTTCCAACAACAGGGATGGTAGTTTCGGGTTCATCAATCAAAGTTACCTTGTACTGATTTAAAGCAAACGCCAAGTGTTTCTCAATGAACTGCACAAAACCTTGATACAAGTATGCAGTACCTAAGTTTGACTGAGCAATAGTACCAGCCTGTGTTTTAGCACCAACATATCCTTGCTGTTGTCCAAGAGCAACTTTAGGAATATTTACAATCTCTTCCATCAAACGCTCCTCTTCTCTACGAAGGTTGATTAATTGATTCACGTTGGGATCGAGCGTCATGTCCACTACTTCAACCATACGAGCATCTTGACCTGCAACGAAGTCTTCTCCGGTAGCAGAGCCATCAGTAACGTGGATACCCATTCTTTCGAAATCAGTAATCACATCTTTTGCGGTAGATGTTCCCAACTTCTGACGATTGATGATATACACCTTACCTTTGGCACGATTCATCATTTTGGTTATTTCGTTTGTGATGTAATCGATACGGTCCTGGTGTTGATGTAGACGAGCAACTACGGAGCGGTTTTCTCCCATTACCATGTTTGGAATAAACACTTGCAATGGCAATAGCACATCTCCGGGGTTGTCAGTTTTTCTTACTATGTTGGTTGTTTCTCCGTGCTCAACTACGTACTTGTTTCCGATAAGAGTTGCTTTGTAAACGGTCTTGGTCCAATATTGTCCTTTACGACCATTACGAATTTTACCATAGTGGTTATTGCCAAATTTGTCAGTCGACTTCTCGTAGCCCAAATCTTTCACACCAATCCAATAACCGGTTACACAGGCCAAGGTTGGAAGATTGTTCACATTGAACGCCCAGTTAGTGGCATATGGGTGGGTTGTCAAATCAAGCAATTGATACAAGTTGTTCATGTTGATTTGCTTGATTTCCTCAAGTTCTTCTGCTGTCAAATAGTCTTGGTAACGCTCCACAATATCAGTTACGTTTAACCAATCTACTTTTCCAACGAATCGGGCCTCAGAATTAAAGTCATCATCTTTCGCCCTATCAAGAATCAAATTATGGGGAAGAATAACATCAAAGTATTGTCTTCCGTTTTCGATTCTGTTTTCCAATCCAACAAAGCCTCCGAGTAGAGTATACAAGAAAGCCTGTTTGTATTTTTCATAATAACTATTTCGGTTTAGAATATCCTCCACCATTTTGATGGCAAGTATCTCTGCTCTCTCACGGTAGTTGTACTCCATGTATCGATATACATCATCAGGAGTTTCGAATTCGTTTGTCTGAGGCCCAAGCGGTTGGAACTTGATTCCGAATTTCGCCATGGACTCAAAAAGTTGTGGGGCTTCGATTCGTAGCAATGCCTCTTCAAGCAATTCCGTTTTTCTGTTGATTGCTTCCTCGGATTGAGACTTCACCGATGGTTCAAGATTTTGTAGCATCTTGATTGCAGTACCAACCATAAAGTCAACTAGTGATGTTACCTTTTGACCATTCACCCAAACGGTTGGAAGATCACAATTGTTTTGGTCTTGGGTGGTGTAGTAATAATCTTTGTTGTATTGTCTCCCCAAGTAGTAAGTAAACATTCTTACAATCTCATCTACTGGGTTTTCTAAATCATCTCTTTTGCGAATTCTTGATATGCGATCATGTCTCTTATTGAAGTGAGACATTATGAACTGAATATTCTCCTTGTACCAAATTTTGTTTTTCTCACTTTCTGATAAAAACTGCTTTGGTTGATTTGTTATAGTAAATGCCATTGATTACAAATTTATGCAAAATTGATAAAAAAAAGAAATGCCCTTTTTTAAAAAGAGCATAGTTAGGGCATTTAGATAATTAACGTAGAAGTAAACGTAGTAGTAGAGTTGGAGTTAAGCAGATTGCATCTGCTTACGGAACCAGAAATAAACCATACCCCCCTTTCCCCCCTTTCCTTAAAAAGCGTGTGCTTTTCAAAAAAAATTGGTTCAAGGTCGGGCTGGTTGATTCCGCAAGCTCACCTGCTTTACTCACCAGACGGTTTCTAACAGTACCCCCATTACAAAGTCCACCGTGCTGCAATAATAATATCGTTTTTCAAATTATGCAAGAACATAATGATTGGGTTCATATTTTTTTATAAAAAATTCTATGAACTCAGCCCCTTTCTTTACGATAACTTTCTCAACCACAAGGCGAAAGACGTATTTGTCATTGAAGCCATATTTTTTTTGCAGGATGTCTACGAAGGGTTTAACCACGTTGTCTGCATCTGATGCCATATTGCTAAAGCCAACCAAAATATTCAGTTCAATTGGTTCTTTGACAGTAAAGGTATGCGGATGTAATTTCAACAGAACTTCTTTTTCATAGTTCTGGTAATCTTTGGTCTTGAATCGTTTGCCTTGCCAGGCTTGATTCACAGACAACGGCTTAACTTCTACTCTGTCTGAAAAGAGCAGGATATTCCGTTTTAAGTGTATCTCCATTTGCTTGTAAATCGTTAAATAAAAGTAGCTCTACCGGCAAGCCGAAGAACTCAGACACTATGATTGCTTGACGCAAAGAATACAACCTGTTTTCATCATAAATGATTTTGTTGAAATCATTGGGCATTTCAAGACCCATGAATTCTTTAATCTTATTAGATGAACAATTCTCCTTGTGAAGACGATTGAGATATAAAACATTCGCCCGGAATCTATCCGTTAGGAAATGTATTTTTTTCTCGATAGCCTTTTCGTAGTATTCTTTGCGTAAATCAGCAATCAATTCATTCTCGACAAAATTGTTGAGACCACGTTTTTTGATTTCGATGATTTTTTTATCTAATTCATCTCCTGTCATACATCAGAAATTTGAGTTTCGAATTCCTTCAGGTACCGTTCGTTCTCTTCGATGCATTTTTTGACCTCACGCATGACAATGATCAACTTTTGCTGATCAATCAGAGACTTACCATTTAGAATGTTGTAAACATCATATTTCTGAATCCCAAAACGAGAAGTTCTCTCGACAATCCTTGCCATATCCCCACGCTTAAGTTGACTCTTAAGGGTAAGGACTCGTTCTTTTAATTGGTTGTTCATAATATTATACAATTTTACGAAAAATTTTTGGAATTTCAAAGTATTATACTATATTCGCACTACATAATAGAAAAAACATGGGTTTAAACAAAGGATTAGGTGCTCGTGAGTACCTTACAATTAGAGAAGGCAAGATTGCCAAGTATTTAGGTGACAAGAAGTATGAATTGTATGATTCAGTAGAAGGTTACATTGTTGGTTTGAGTACTCGTGACACGCAGTACGGACAGCAGTTGAACATCGACTTGCAAGATGACAAGTTATACCAATTGCAAATTAGAATCAAGGGGGAAGAAAAACCAGGACAAGCTGCTAAGCAGACTTCGTATTTTATCGCCTTGGCTCATTGTTCACCAAATATCGATGTAACAAAGAAAGTTGAGTTTACTCCTTCTTTGAAAGAGATTGATGGTAAGAAGCGTTCTGCTTTATTTTTATCTCAAAACGGTGAGACTTTAAAGTGGGCATTTAAGAAAGGTGAAGGTATGCCTGAGCCCGAAGAAGTGTTCAACAAGAAAGGCGAATTGGTTTCTGTTGATTGGAGTGAAGTTGAGGCTTTCCGTATGGATAAAATTAATGAGTTCCACGCTCGTGTTCAAGAAGTTGCTCACGCAAATAAATTCTTGGCTGTTGATGAGCCACAGGTAACAGAAGAGCCTAGTTCTTCTGAAGTTGAAGACGATGATCTACCATTCTAATGGCCAGAGGAGTAAGTAACTCAACACTAGCCAATAAAATCGGAAAGAGAATTGAACCTGTCCATATGAAACACTATGGGCAGGAACAGCTCTCGATTATTCGTCAGTCTAGTTTAAAGGCCGCACTTAGTTTCGTTGAAATTATTGCACCTCGATTAAGCGGAGAATTTTCAGTCGGTGACTTCGAACAATTTACTTTGGAGACAGCGGAGAAGTTTGAAAAATGGGTAATGCGAGATGAAACTGGAGATAGTACAGATAAGTAAAGACCAGCAGTATCAGGAGTGGCTCAATTTCCGTGAGAACGGATTGGGTGCTTCTGAGATTGGTACTCTTATGGGTGTAAACTCTTGGAAGTCTCCAGCAGAGTTGTACTACCAAAAGATTGGTGTAATCCCTCAGAAACAGATTGAGAATATGCCTATGTTCATGGGAACTATCCTTGAGCAGACCGTGGCAGATATCTTTGAATATTGGCAGAATGATGAGCCCACGATGATTGAAAATTATCGTAAAGGTTTAAAACAGAGACATCTTTATGAACCTACAGGTTATATTGTTAACCCATCGTTCCCCCATTTGTTCTTTTCTCCTGATAGATTAATTGTGACCAAAGACATCCGTGTTCGTAACTCCACCATTAACTTGGAGAACGTAGATGCGATTGCGGAAATCAAGACCATCAGCGGATGGAGTAGTAAGCAATGGGAAGGTGGTGTTCCTCCGTCCTATTACCTTCAGCTTCAAACCTACATGATGGGTCTCGGAGTCCCAAAGGGTTACCTCGTTGTCTTAGAGGATGGAAGAAACTTCAAGGTGCACGAGTATGATGTAGATGAGG